ATCTTTCTCTGAGAAGTTCCGCATCCCTTAATTCGGTAAAATTATTATCTTTTTTATAGTCGTAATAGATACTTTCTTTAAATTCGTCCCACTCTTCGGACGAACATACGCCTTTTAGAACGAGTTGAATTCTTAAAGCGTTATCAAATATCTGAGAGAATTTGTTTCTTAGTCTGGAAATAAATTTAGCAAACTTCACTTCATCGCGAGTGACTTCAGAAACGCGGCCTAAACCTATCATTCCGCCCTGTTGTGGTTCTAATCTTGAAAGCGGAACGTTTAAAGATTGTAAAAGTTTCTTTTGAAAATATTTAACATCTTCCAATTCGCCCAGATTTTGACCAGCCGGTAGGGTTGTAATTTCTGTGCCTCGACCACCTTCGCGTCTTGGCAACCAAAAATCTTCAAGCATCGACATATGTTTTCTGTCATCACGCAATTCGCCGGTCGAGGCATCGTAAACCATTTTATTTCTATACTTAACCATTACATCACGCAGATATTGTTCTGCTTTGCCTTTAGGCAAATTACCAACGTCAATGTAAAAAATTCTTCTTTCTGGAGCTCTAGAAATTCTATAAATTACTACAGCATCCTCAATCATTCTAAGTTGATTTAGAGGTTTGATTGCTTTATGTAAATAAGAAATAACAAAGGTGTTTTTTGCATCCATTAACCCAGAGTTAACATTTATAATGGATTCTGGAGCAATTCTCAATCCCTGATTGACCTGGGCACTATACATTTGTGCTGTAGTGCCTCGGTCATTATACACATAGTATTCAGCGATTGAAGTAATTATTTGTGCGCCGGTTTTTGGCTCACGGTCTTTTTTAATTTCGCGAACCTTGCGAATTTTTCTAGGATCAATATAACGAAGTTCTTTTATGCCTTCTTTAGGATTTTTTTCATTGATAACTACATGAAAATAAATTCTTCCGTCTATGTACCAACGTTTGAATAGGTCGTCGGCCAAATTATTAAAGTTCAACATTTTTTGAATGTTTTGGAATTCTTCAATAATTTTTTTCTTAATAGATTCTGGTTGCTTTAGGTTGTCTAAAACAATATCTACAGTTTTTCCTGTCGGATCGTGTGTAATTGCTTCGTTCACGATATCGTCAATTGCCTGTTCCAGTTCTGGATGATTAGACATTTCGCGATAACGTGTAATGAGTTCAAGTTCGTTGCGAACAGAACCTTCTAAATCAACATATGTTCCATAATACGCATTTTGTGTGATGGTAACAGCACCATCATCAATCGTATCATTAGGAGTTGCAAAAGACGGCTGTCCGGGAGGTTGTTCTTGAACAACATCCTTAGAGCCGAGTGTGAAACCGAAGAGTTTTATTGATGCCATTGACCGTCCATCCTATAATTAAGAAAAGGGGCTTAGTTGCCCCCTTTCTTTTACACTACGCCAGAAGCGACTGATTCCCACCATTGATAGGTGAGAGTTACTGAAAATTCTTCGATGGTATCATTTGCACCCCAGTCAACATCAATTGGTGTAATGTCGCTTGGGAATAATCCAACAAATCTATATTTTTTAATCGTGTCACCTTTTTTGCCAAACTGTGTAACTTCTCCATCAACGGTATAACCGCCTGGAGCTAAGGCGACTGGATTACGAACGTTTAAATTGTGACTATTGATACCGTTCATCCATCTTTCAAAAGCATTTCTAACTACAAAATCTTCATCATTAATAACGGTGATTGTCCAGTCAGTAAAAGTTCTGTTGCCGACGAACTTTAATTCACGGCCAAAATATTGAACAGGCACAACACCCAGCGTTGCGCCGGGAAGTTGTGCTGTCTTACACATAAATGTTAATTTTGTTTGTGCATTTCCCGGCGCTGAGAACGCAGGGAACGGCATGGTGACCTCAAATAGATTAGGACGGGCACCGTCCCCAATCATCTGGGATCTAAATTCGTTTACATTGAATGCCATTTAAATTTCTCCTGTTTCTCTATTTAGAAGCGTCCAACAATCTCATCAAAAGAAACGCCAGTGCGAACAGCCACAAAGTTGAGCTGTATGAAGTTGATGGATCTAGCTGGTTTAATGTAGATATCTCCAACAAATTCGTTACGGTCAACAACTTCTGGTGTGTTATTTGTTTCGTCGCACACAACTCTAAAATCAGTAATACCGCGGCGTCCTTGAACATCACGGAGATAAGGTTCAACTAACGAAACGAACTGTGCTCTTGTAAATTGGTCATTAAATTCAAACAGCGAGAATCTTGAAGCTCTTGCAATTGCCTTTTCGATAACAATAAACAATCTGCGAACGTTGATTCTATCAAAAGCTGAAGGTTTACTTAACAGAGTTTTGTCACCAAACAGAACTGTTCCGTCACCTGGGAAAGAAACGACCGGATTAACTCCTTTAACATACAAATCGTCTCTATTTGTTTTTGTTGGATTCCAAGAAAGTTTAATAACATTCTTAATAACACCCCTGTTTAAACCGCCGGGTGAGAACCATGGGTCTCTTTCCAAATCTGTGCGGACACACAGACCAGCTATGTCGCCATTTAAAGGAACGTAGCGATAAACGTCATTATACTTGTCATATTGATACTTATATCCGGAGTCAAGAACTGCATAAGACGAAGAGGTTAAACTATCTCGATATGCAACGATATCGGAAACTTCTTCACCTGCATTGTTGACGACTGTTGCTCTAGGCGGCGATAAGAACACCATGCAATCTTTGCGAACGCCAGCGATATTGTCAATTAGGTGTGTGGCGACAGTTGCATTACCTGGTCCAGAAACGACCAGTGAAATATCAACGCTGTCTGAATCGGCGAACTTATCGTAAGCAGTAACAATTTCTGATGTTCCGATTGTACCATCAGCACCAGCACTCATTGAGGCTGAGAACGGTGTATTAATGTTAGTAAACACTTTGTTTAATGCTGTTGTTCCCCAATTGGTGCCGCCAGGCTGATGGTTTAACCACCAAACATATCGCGATTGCGAATTAATTACGTTTTTATAATAGCTTGAAGAACCATCACCCGAAATAGCATCGGAGGCTTTAGAAACAAAACCATACTTTTCGATTACAGTATTTGCTGTTCCGGAGAAAAGACCATCTTCATCAACAACTATGACATGAAGTTCGTCGCCAGATCCGCCTTTACCGGAAGCGAAGTCCGATGTTCCTGGAGCAACTTTAAATTCGTCAGCATACTGCCATTTGCGAAGAACTGCTGTGTTAGCAGCAACGTTAGCGGTAAACGCAGTAGCAACAACGATTGCTGTAGCATTGACTGAAGCGACACGAACATAGCTTGTACCGCCATCAACAGAAACTAAATCGCCAGGATAAACATTAGCAGCCGCATTTGATGTTCCATTGACATTGATTACTGTTGCGTTATCTACAAGATAATTTAAAGCGTTTGCTCTGAGAGAATCTGTAACCGTCAAATTCGAAGAAAACGCCTGGGCGCTTGGGCAGATAGAAATTCTAAGTGAATTACCCAACTCGCCAGGGCAACGAGCACCAAATGGTCCGAATGAGGTGTTGGATGATGACTCATGATTAGCTGTGTAGTCATCATCATTTTCGATTAAAACACCAGCGCCGTTTGCTGTAGCGTTAAAGGTGGATGTTGTGTTTGCTGCACGAACAATTTTAAGATTGTTTGCATAAGATAAAAAGTTTGCAGCTGAGAACCAATATTCAAAATTGGTAGAGTCGGGCTCGCCAAATGTGTCAACTAGACGGACTTCGTCCGAAATTGTAACAACTTCACGGGTAGGTCCCCAGGCAAAAGGTCCAGCGAATGCGCCAATAGATGTAGCGACTGAGGGTACGATTGTAGTCAGGTCGATTTCTGATACATTTACCCCTGGTGAGAGCTGAAATGCCATGGATTTCTCCTTCTGTTATACGAATCAAATTCGATTTTATTGTCTATTTAGTTTTTTACAGAATTGAAGAGGGATATCCTCTTTGTGTCCAAACGTCACCACTATCCACATCAATTTCTTCTCTACGGCCATCTTCAATAAACCCAACTGGCGTAATGTTTTCTTCGTCGGACAAATTGTTTTCTTCAATTAAAATTTTACGAATATCAATATTTGTGGAATCTTTAAAATACGATTGAGCTGTTAGCCAAGCAAAAAGAACCAAACCCATGACCAAATCATCATTATTTCCTTCTTCAGCCGCATATGTATCTCGAATGCGGACAAATGTGTTCATTTCAGCAATTGTATCAAAATCATTAATGATTAATTTATCACTCTCAATAAGAGTTTTCAAGTTTGCACAACCAATTTTTTTAACAGTTTTTGTTGTGCGTATACCAAAGTTTGATGCTCTTTTAAAACCGCCA